ATTATTTGGAAGACTACAACGATTATTCAGTACAAATGTAATCGTAAGAAATGTAGGTGGTAAAAAATTAAAGATAGCCGATACAGACCAAGTGCAAAAACAAGTCAAATCACATTTGGTTGACAGATATACAAAACTACATAACAACTTAGACTTAGTTGGAACAGGATATTCTACGGTTCATCAAGTTATGGCAGCAAGACTGGCATTGTTTAAAGATTATGAATCAATGGATTCAGACCCAATCATATCTTCTGCATTAGATATTTATTCAGATGAGTCAACTATGAAAGGTGAGTATGGACAAGTCATAGATATTAAAACAGACAATGAAAACATCAAAGAAATTTTAAACAATTTATTTTATGACATTATGAACATTGAGTTCAATCTATGGCCTTGGGTTCGTAATATGGTTAAGTATGGTGACTTCTTTTTACACTTAGACATTAATGAAAAGTATGGTATTACAAATGTTGTTCCATTGTCACCCTATGAAATTATTCGTTCTGAGGGAGAAGATGAAACAAATCCTTACTATACAAAATTTTATATGGAAAGTATTGAGGGAGCACATCCTTACTTTGGACAAAAAACAAGTGGAACTGGAAGAATAGAATTTGAGAACTTTCAAATCGCACACTTCAGATTAGCAAACGATAGTAACTTTTTACCTTATGGTAAATCTATGGTTGAGTCTACGAGAAAGATTTGGAAACAATTAACACTTATGGAAGACGCTATGTTAATTCACAGAATTATGAGAGCACCTTCTAAACGAGTATTCAAGATTGATATCGGAAATATCCCACCAAATGAAGTTGATAATTATATGCAAAGAATTATTAACAAAATGAAAAAGACACCATTTGTTGATGAAAATACCGGTGAATATAATTTAAAATACAATATACAAAATCTAACAGAAGATTTCTTCTTACCAGTTCGTGGTGGAGATAGTGGAACACAGATAGATGAGTTAGGTGGTATTGATTACGACTCAACAGAAGACATTGAATATTTGAAAAACAAATTATTAGCATCACTAAGAGTTCCAAAAGCATTCTTAGGGTTTGATGAAAATGTCGGTGGTAAAGCAACACTTGCAGCAGAAGATGTAAGATTTGCCAGAACCATAGAAAGAATACAAAGAATTATTGTATCAGAACTAACAAAGATTGCAGTTGTTCACTTATATTCACAAGGATATACAGATGAAGACTTAGTAAACTTTGAATTAACATTAGCAAGTCCATCAACAATGTATGAACAAGAAAAAATTGAATTGTTCGGACAGAAAGTTGACTTGGCAAGTAGTATGATACAAGATAAAATTTTACCTACAAATTGGATATATGATAATGTTTTTAATTTCTCGGAGAAACAAAAGGTTGAAATTGAAAAACAAATCATTGATGACCAAAAACAGAAATTCAGACACTCACAAATTGAAATGGAAGGTAATGACCCAATGGATTCAGGTGAAGCAATTGGAACACCAAGTAGTATGGCAGCAGTTGGAGTCGGAGAAGATGAAGCTTCTACACCACCCGACACCGCAGCAGGTTCCGTTTTTGACCCATTTTATGATGGTGAAGATGATAGACCCAAAGACCAACAAGGTGGCCGTCCAAAAGAGATGAATAAACCTTTCAAAGATAGTGGAGCAAGAGGTCGTGACCCATTAGGGAAACAAACCAAGAACAGAAGACCGCTTGCATTAGCACACTATGATGCTTTGAAAAAAACTATGGGTAAAAAGTCAAAAGATATAATACAAGAAACTACCCAGGTAGATGAAATGAATAAAGAGTATAATGAATATAAGGAAGAAAACGGGGATAAATAATACCGATTTCTTGAAAGTTTTATATTTATTATTGATAAAATACAGATAAATACTTTGGAGCTCAAATGTCTTATGTAAAACATAATAAGATAAAGAATACAGGTATTCTTTATGAACTTTTATCTCGTCAAATAACAGTTGATGTGATAAACGATACAACAAGTCCTAAGTCAGTTAAATTATTTAAAGAATTCTTTAATAAAAATACTGAATTAGGTAAAGAATATGAACTATATTCAATCTTATTGAATAAAAAATACAAAAACTTGACTCACGCATCTTCTTTAGTAGAAGCCGTAGTCAAAAGTCGTAGAAAATTATCTAATCGTAGATTAGCAAACGAAAAATACAATTTAATCAAAACAATTAAAGAGAATTATGATATAAAAGACTTCTTTAATACAAGAATACCTAACTTTAAAGTTCAGGCGTCTATATATCGTGTTTTCCAAACCGAAGTGGGTAAAGAAGACTTTGGTCCAGTACAAAAAACTGATTCATCAATTACTATAACTGAACATATTACTCAATCTAAACAAACAAGAGTAAAAAAACAAAACTTAAGTGAATATTCTAATCAAGATAAAGATTTAAGGTTGTTAAGTTATCAGTTATTAGTTGATAAGTTTAATTCTAAATATAAATCTTTAAATGAAAATCAAAAAAACTTGTTGAAACAATATATCAACAATGTATCTAATACTAATTCATTAAAAGAATTTATTGATTCAGAAGTAGTAAAAATCAAACGAGCTCTAAAATCACTACTTCCAAAAGTAAACGATAGTATTACTAAAATTAAATTATCAGAAGCTATTGACTATACTGACGAAGCTACAAAAGGAAAAATCGTGAAAGACAAACACGTGGTTGCATTGATGAGATATTATGAATTAATTAAGGAAATCAAAAATGTCCAACAACGACAAAATAGCTAAATTAAAAGAATACATTAAGAACTACGTCATTGAAGAATTAGAAAAAGACGAAGAACTTGATGAAGTTTCTACAACGGCATCCGCCGGTGCAGCAAATCCAATGGGAACTGGTATTCATTATGATACACCAAAAGCATTCTCAAGTGGTTCAGCAGTTGGACACAAAAGTCCAGAAGTCGGTGGATATAAAAAAGTAAATGAAAAACTTTCAGTTAACCCGAGAAAAGTATATGGTGGAACTGGTGCTAAACAAGGAATGGTATTAACTGCACAAAAAGGATTAAAAAAGATTTTAGATTTATCTAAAAAGAATCCTTCAAATGTATTTTTGGTTAGTGATGATAATTATACTAATTTTGGGCCATATTATGTAAAAAATGGTAAAGTTGCAAAATATACCGTTGCTAATCCAAACTATGATTTACAAAAAAACAAAGTATCAAGATTAAAAGTTCCATCAGATGTTATTTTAAAATTCACAATAAACGAATCAATAAATGAATCTTATGCTCGTATGTTTATTGAGATTGGTAAAGCTATCAACGCAAGTAAAGCAGATGACCTAAACGCAATAAAAGATTTGGGTGAAGAATATGATATCGGTAGAGTTTTATATATGGCAAGAACTAATCCAAAAGCTTTGAAAAAGGCAGTTGATGATAGAGTAAAAGAAAAGAAACAATTTTTGACAAAGACTAAAAAATTAAAAGAATTAAAAGAAGGTCGTTATCACGATTGGAGAAATGACGAATCCCTATCACCAAAACAAAAAATCGGTAATTCAATGAGAGAAATTAGAGACGCATTAAACGAATTAGACAAAACCGTGAAAATGAATCTTAAATTAAAAACAGAATTAAAAATGAAATCAGAAGACTATTGGAAAAACACACATAAAGCGTTAACCAAGATTTCAGAAAGATTAGTCAAGATGGCAAACAAAGTAGGAAATTTAAAATAATGAAACAAGTTATCGTAGATTATATACCATTTGAAATATCACCGCAACAAATAAATGAGGCGATGAAAGAAAACAACGGAAAGTTAATCGTTAAAGGTGTATTACAAAGAGCAGAAGCAAAAAACCAAAACGGAAGAGTATATCCAAGAAACATATTAGTTCGTGAGTCAAAAAAGTATGATGAGAATTTTGTAAAACAAAAAAGAGCACTTGGTGAATTAGACCACCCAGATAGTTCAGTTGTTAATTTACAAAAT